ATACCCATAAGTTTAAGTATTTGCGGATCTATTTCCAGGTATTCACTTGCATCTTCTAAAAAGTTTAAAATACCAGTACCACATGATGCTTTCACATCCTTATGTATAGGAATGCGAACATTGGAAGAGCGTCCTTTAGTGTCAGCAGATCGGAATTCTACTGGAGCAAAGCGCAAATCTCCCGAATCTTTTTTTTCAATATTCCCACCATCAAGCAACCATTCAGAAGTTGTGCTTAAAGCTTGAGCTAATTGAATTAGCCTCTTTCCTGTTGGGTTGTTTACACCACTAATCCAATTTGTGACAGTCCCTTTACTGGCGCCAGTAGCTGCAACCAAGTCTTTGTGTTGTAACCCTAATTGTTTCATTCGTAAAGATATTCTATCAGATGTGGTTTGCATAATTGATATACCTACTGTTTGTTTAAAATACTAAACAAAAAAATTGACATGTTCCTAAACTTATAGTTCAATTAACTAAACCAATTGTTTTGGAAACTAAACATGACTGTTGATGATCTGAAAAATCATTTCCAAGCCAAAAATGATGCTGATCTAGCAAGAATCTTAGAAAGAGATAGATCAGTAATATGTTATTGGCGAAAAAAAATCCCTTTAAAAACTCAAGCAATGTTTGAAATTCAAACCAATGGAAAATTAACAGTTGATCGTCAAGCTTTGTATAACAAAAAAGCTTAATAAATGTAGTTTTACAGCTATGTTTTTCAAAATAAACGTGAATAAAAACAAGGATTCACATATGGAAATTAATTTGAGTAGAGAAGCTCAAAACGCTATTTGGCAAATGATAAGTAAAACACCTGATTTTACTCCTAAAGACATCGCGCAGGTAATAGGGGATTCGCATAACACGGTTTGCAACTACGCAAACATCAATATGCCAAATCACTTACCAAGTATTAAGAAACTGGAAGCAATTCTTTATTACACGCAAAACCCAGCATTGTTAAAAATTTGGGCGCATGAACTTGGCTTTGCCTTAGTTCCTGTGAGTTGTGATCGAAGTAAACATCATGAGCTTTCAATTTTTGAAGCAATGATGCAACACAATATAAAGTCAGGCAAAGCAAATAAGGTTGTTTATGACGCTTATGAAGATGGTGTTGTCACACCACAAGAATATGAAGAGATCGACCAACTCACACAAAATTTAATTGAGTTGGCGACTGCCGTTGATCAAGCAGCATTAAAACAAATGAAGAAATACACAGCAGGTAGTGAAATTGAAAAAGCCTGATCTCAAACATCAGGCTTCTAATTCATCAATTATGGGACCAATGAATATGAAATCAAATTTAGCACAAGAACTAAGCGAAAACAACCAAGCCAACTTTTTATCTGGTGATGTGATGGTCTTAAAGAGTCTCAATCTTTTATCGATAAATGAACTTATTACTCTTCAGGAGTTCGTTGGTAAATATTGGACAACGGATCACCGCATAGGTCGAGTAGCTGAAAGTGCAATTCGTACTGCAACAACCACTGAACTCATGATGAAGCGCCGTTTAAGTCCAATAGAGTTATCTCTTGCGGAGGTTTCATGACAACTAACAAGGTATTTAAAAAAGCTCCAGAGCATAAACAAAGGCAATGGACTCAATCCTGGTATGAGCCTGCACTAAAGTCTTTAGATACATTTCTTGAAATCCGAAAAGCCAATTTAAGAAAGATTAATCGTGATGAGAAAAATGCTGCAGTCACAAAACATGAATTTATGGAAATGCTAATTAATGAACACCGTTTAACGGTTTATCAAGCTGGTGAAATTGTCGCGAGCTTACTTAAAGCTAATCAAATTTTAATGTATGGCAGTTTCATATATGAAATGCCTAAGGTCGGTGAAATATGAGCTTAGATGCAACAGTGTGGGCATGGAAAGCTACAGTCTCAGGTGCAAGTGAAAGACTTGTGCTTTTAGCTCTTGCTGATCGAGCCGGTGATGATCATAAGTGCTTCCCAAGCATAAAGCGCTTGGAAAAAGACACCACGTTAAATCGCAAAACGATTATCAAAGTTTTAGATGAACTTGAACTCAAAAAATTGATCAAATTTACAGGTGAAATCAAAGGGAATGGGGTTAAGGTTTATCAATTGATTGGTGTATTTGGACGTGAAGATTATTCAGACACTAGTACCAAAAAGGGGACTAGTACCAAAAATGGTACAGGTGTCAATTTAGGTACTAGTTCCAAAAACGGTACTAGTACCAATTTTGGAACTGGAACCAGTACCAATTTTGGTACCGAGACCAGTACCAATTTTGGGACACAGAATCTCCCAAGGAATCTCCCATTAGAATCTAAAAATAAAAAAGACTGGCTTTGTTTGAAAAAACTTCGTTGGGAATTAGATCAAGCTGATTCCACGGTAGTGCCAAAGTCGATTATCGAAGCAAGTTGGTTTGAACGTGAAAAACGAGCATTCGAACTTTTCAATGCCGACAAGAATCTTTGTGATGATCTTTTGATTTACCACTTCACTGACACACTTTTGAGAAACCGTCACAAATACGACAAAGCACAAAATGGAAAATCCAGTGGTGATTCTGATTCAGTATTTTTCTCGTCACCGAGCAAATGACTTGCTTACTACGCGCTGAAGAAGGGGAAGTGCTGCATGAGTATAAAGATCATTTGGGATTTTCTACTATTGGGGTAGGTCGTTTGATCGATCGTCGTAAGGGTGGAGGTATCACAGCTGAAGAGTCAGCTTACTTGCTTAATAACGATATTCAAAAACGCTTAGTCTTGCTTGAACAAAAACTACCGTGGTTTAAATCATTGGATGATGCTCGCCGTGGTGTATTGCTGTCTATGTCTTTCCAGATGGGTGTAGAGGGCTTATTGGGTTTCAAGAATACACTTGAGATGATTCGTACAGGTCGCTATGAAAGTGCAGCAGCAGGGATGCTTAACTCTCTTTGGGCAAAGCAAACCCCGCAACGCGCCAAACGTCATGCAGAGCAGATGCGCACAGGTCAATGGGTAATCAAGGTAGGCTTCTGATGAACCAAGAAATTATTAGTATAAAAAGATTCAATGGATTGCAAGTTATTGAAAATATTATTATTAATAAGTCTTATTCAAGTGAGAGAAATTATCATTATCGCAGGTACTTTCAGGGGGTGACCCCAAGCGGGGGCAAAGACCTCGCAGGATTTCATATCTGCGTGAATTTTTAAAATAAAACATACTACTACTTCTCAGCAAAATAAGGATTGGAAAAAGTGCTTTTATGGCAGTCTCAAGTAAAGGTCAAAACGTAAGTAGAAAGGGGCTTTCAGATGTTTTTGGGGTTGCTTTAACTACGGTTGATGCTTGGGTTAAAAGAGGTTGTCCAGTAGTAGTCCGTGGTCATGGAAAAGGGAGTGAATGGCAGTTTAACACCGCTCAGATCTCCCAGTGGCTTCAGGATCAAGCGGTAGATAATGCGACAGGAGGTATACCTGACAATAAAGAAGAATTAGAACTACGAAAACAAAAAGCAGAAACTGAATTAGCAGAATTAAAACTGGCAAAAGAAAAAGGTGAAGTGGCATTAATTTCAGAATTTGAGCGTGCTCAATCTATTGCCTTCAGTATCATTCGATCAAATATTTTAAACATCCCACAACGTGCAGTTTTACAGCTATTAGGTGAAACAGATGAGCGCACATTTAAAGAAAAATTACGTGCAGAACTAGTTTTAGCGCTTGAAACAGTAGCCGACTTAGATATTGAGGATGATGACGATGAGTGATTTATCAATCTTCAGTAATTTTGAGTCAGTCGTAAATTCTCTTAAACGCTCAATGTCTTTCTTGATGCCTCCACCTGACATTAAGCCGAGTGAATGGGCGGAGAGGAATATTAAAATTCCAGTGGGTAACGCCATACCTGGTCCCATAAATTTTGATAATGCACCTTATCAGCGAGGAATGCTGGATGCTATCAAAGAATATGGTGTCCGCCGTGTTACATACATGACAGGTGCACAGCTAGGCAAAACAACAATTCAACAGTGTGCAACAGGATACTTTATCGAGCATGAGCCAAAGTCTCAGATATTTGTGCAACCCACTCAAGGGGATGTGCAAACATTTTTAGAAACTAAACTTCGACCAATGATCGAGGCGAATAAATCAATTTCTAAAAAAATGGCAAAACCAAGAAGTCGCGAAGGTGTAAATAACAGCCGTATGATTTCCTATATCGGTGGTTGGCTGATGTTTTCATGGGCGGGTTCCCCAAAAACATTGCGTTCTAGATCTGCACCAGTGACACATGCTGATGAAATCGATGGAATGGAAGCCACAAGCGAAGGTGATCCAATCGAGCTACTTTCTCAACGTTCAGCAACATTTGGAGATCAAGCTTTAAGAACTGAATCGAGTACACCCACAGTTAAGGGCACAAGTCGTGTAGAGACGGCATATTATAACGGTGACCGCCGTAGATACTATGTGCCTTGTCCTCATTGTGGTGAAGCACAATTTTTAAAATGGGAAAATGTAACTTGGCAGGGGCGAAAATCTACAACTATTCAAGATGCTAGAGAGGATATTGAGCAAACGCATTTAGTTGAAACAGCGGGCTATAAGTGCGAATGTTGTAATGAGATTTGGACTGATGGCGAGCGGATTGCTGCTATTCGTAATGCTGAAAAAAATGGATCTGGTTGGAAAGCTGAATTACCCTTTAAAGGTCATATCAGCTTTCATGCCCCAGAAATGCTTTCAACATTTCGGAAGATGCGGGATATTGTTCAATCCTATTTAGATAAGTTGGCTTTAGATGATTTACAGGTATTTGTAAATGTATCATTGGGTGAAACCTATGAAGAAAATGCAGACAGGGTAGATCCTGATTCTTTGCAGGCAAGAGCTGAGGAATTTAAAGCGATTGTTCCCCTCAATGGTGTATATCTCACTTGCGGTATAGATATGCAGATGGATCGATTGGAACTTGAGATTGTTGCCTGGGGGGTGGGTGAGGAAAGTTGGTCTGTCGATTATCGTGTACTTTGGGGTGATCCGCTTGGTGAGGAAGTATGGGAACAATTAGACGATATACTTGCAGAAACATACTTGCATGAATCTGGTTCACAATTGACTATTTCTGCTGCTTGTTTGGATACTGGTGGTACTGCTGGATGTACTCAAGCAGCGTATGAGTATGTTAAAAATCGCCGTAATAGAAAGCTTTTTGCTATCAAAGGTCGTGGTGGATGGGGCTTACCTATTGTTCAAACCCCGCAGCGCAAACAATCAGGTAAAGATAAGAGAAAAATAGACCTGTGGCTTGTTGGTGTGGACGAAGCAAAATTAATTGTTTCTCGCCGTTTAGAATCTGATCGAGTGGGACCTGGTTATTGTCATTTTCCAATTCAGCGCGAAACAGAGTGGTATAAGCAACTTACAGCAGAAAAGTTGGTCATTAAATACATCAAAGGTCAACCAATTCGAGAATGGCATAAACCAGACCGAGCACGTAATGAGGCTTTAGATTGTCGTGTTTATGCTTTGGCAGCGCTCAAAATTATGAATCCTAATCTAAAACGTGTATCTGAACGGGTATTAGCTGAAACTGAAGTTATCGAAAATGTTAAATCAGAAACAATTGAACTCCAGAAAACTCGAGCAAATACGGTTATTAAAAAGAAATCTCCCACAGTCATTGTTAAAAAGAAAAGAGTATTTGGGAAGGCTTTGTTGCACAAAGGTATTCTTAAAGTCTTCTTCAGCAATATAATTTCCAAATGA